TCAGCCTTGCTATTAGTATATGAAATAATAGCTGCAGCGCTACCAACTAAGGGAGTACCTAACATTAAAAGTCATCCCTTACTTTAAATTTCAGTCTATCGTATAAAGTTAAAATAGCTCCACTAGTGTAAGTTAGTTCAATCTCACCTTCATATGTGCCAGCTGCTACATCAAGAGTCGTTGGATTCCAGGGCATGTAACATTTACCGTCTGTTGTAGGCGCAACTTTAACGCAAGTCATAGTATCTAAAATACTAGTACCACCTAACAGTCGAAATTTTACTTTAATAGTAGGATCTGTAATATCAATCACAGCCCAAGTACTGGAATCGTCTGCATCGAGAGTCTGCCCGGATGCAGCGGTATTGGAATCTTTTAAGGTAAGGTTGATCTCGGGTTTAGTATCACCCGCGACTAAATTAATAGTCTCATAATAAGCCATGTTTAACTCCTACGGAGGTTGTTCTCAGCATTGGCTATGCAGTACTTTATGTAGAATACGAGATTAATCTAAAAAGTCAAACGAATTATACAAATCCGTTATCGACTAATTTAGTATTGGTCTCTATTTCATTATTTCCCCACATGCCAGAATTAATAAGTTGTTTACAAGAAGCTTCATATCGTTGGTAATAGGTATTGTTTTCATCCTGCATATTGCCACTAACTGCACTATGCGCTTTGTAAGCCGCATAATTAAGTAGCGCTTCAGTATACACTTCACTAATTTTTAAATCTGTAATAGTTGACTTAGCTTTTTTAGGCGCAGCGGCGTACTTTAAAATAATTTGAGAACGTCTAGGCGTTTCACTATCATTTCCTTTAATTACAGCTTTAAAAGGTTCATTAATTAAAATCGATACAGCTGTATCTACTTTATTAACTATTTTAACTGAATCATCTTTAATTGTAACTGGTTCAAAATCAGAAGAGTAATATGCATGAATAGGAGCTAAAAAATCCGCAGCTAAAGAATACTCCTCTCCATCTAAAGGATTATCTAATTCCAAACTTTTCTTTAATAAATTAAACCGTTTGTGTAACGCTAAGTTTGCTAAATTAATATAATTAATAAGTTTATTTTGATTAGTAGTTTGTGCAGCAGTAGGCGTAGGGCTTGGGTTTGCAGACGTATCACCAACATCAGCTATGGCTAATTTACTGCATTCTCCTGTAACTAAGTAATCTATGTATTCAGAAACTTTCATATTATCCCCTGTCTAAACAAAGTAAGAACTGTCCCCTGGAGTTTTATCGGTATCATTATCTCCCCACATTGTTGATCCTTGGAGAGGATCTTCCTGTTCTTCATATGTTGATACTTCACTTGGTTTCCACGCATTAAGTTCTGCCAACATAGTAATTGTATCAATATGATCATCATGCTTGCTTTTAAATCCTGTAAAAGTAGCTAAAGATAACTCTGTTAGTATTTCCTCAAGTTCCTCGCTATCTTTTAATTCCTCAGGAAACCATATTTTATGCGATTTAAAAAGCGGTATCGCGTTTTGTTGAAACCGACTCATCTTATCTTTAGTCGGCCTGATTCCTATAGTATTACTATTTTTCCCTTTAGACAACGTAAAATATATATTACGTTGTCCCATTTCATTTTGGATCCAACTAATAAATCCGCCTTGCTGCCCAGTAGTTTCAATACCAACTTCCTGAGGATTGTAAGACTGAACTAAACGAAATAACGCATCCATAGTCTCGTTCATCAACGCTCTTTTAGAAAACCCGTCTACCCAGAGCCAATCACCATTATTATTTAAAGCCCAGACATTTATTACGCTAAAGTCGGCGTGTTCTCGATCAGATGTAGCAAAATCCGTAGTAATGTAAAAATTATAAGCTCCTCTATTTTGAAGTACGTTACTTCTTTTATACCAAATTAAATCAGCATCGTTAACCAACCGCTCTTCTTCTGAAGTAATTCTTAACATCATTTCCTGATTAAACGAGTTTAATTTTCCAGCTCCTTTTGCTTTAAGGTATTGACTATTAACGTATTCATAGCTAAATCGATCCTCCCAAGCGCCCCTAAATTCTTTTTCTGAACATGGAAATTGCTCACAAACCGGGTAGACATTTACATGCCAGACACCAGATTCGACAGCTTTGTATAAAGGATCCTTAGCATTAAACGGAGTTCCAGACCATATGACTTTACGCTTGTTCGGATGTAACGCATAGTCAATAGCCGAGTAGACCGTGTTTTCAACATTTTCAATAATCGTAGCGGACCTAGCATCTTCATCACCGAGTAAGTCATCAAGTACAGCAAGTTGCGGTCTCGTATTTAACTCAACGGTTCCACGAACCCCTGTTTTGGCACCATGCCCCGTCACTACAAACTCTTTGCCTTCTGCATTCTTAAAGTACCATCTAATATCAGTAAACCTAGATTCTTTAATAAACGATTTTAAAAACTCACTATTTTCACAACGCCGCTCTATACGTAAACGCATCTTTTTAACACCATTCTCAATACTATCAGATAGATACAGCGCATAATTGACGTCACCAAAACCGGGAATCGATCCATAAACTGCTATGTAGAGAAACAAGTACTCTGCAAATATAGTAGTCTTGGCCAGGCCACGGGCGCACATATTAGCGGTGTTTTGGGTTTTCCCCGCAATTTTGTCCAGCATTTTGTAATGAATTACAGGAGTTTTATTTTCTTCTCCTCTATCTCCATTGACCAATTTCACAAAAGAGATAAACTCCAGAGCAAACTCACTAGGCACATATGTAGGGTCATCCTCGTAGTCACAGCTGTTTAACCACTCATCTACAGTCTTTTTAGTCGGCATCAATTACCTCATAAGTGGTTTCCGGTAGCGCCTTCTTAGCTAGTATCTCACTGTGAGCAACTTCCTTAGCACTAGCTTGACCATTCATTATCATTGTAAGCTGTTGTTTAGCAAGGGCTCTAGTGGTATTCCGCAGATCTTCAACGATATCATTGCTGTATCCAATATCAATTTCCACTTTAGCCGCAGCGGGCGCCGCCAAGTTTGTCATCAGACTTTCCGCCGCTTTTTGTCTAACCATCTCAGACTTAGCCGTGCGCATCAATTCCGCTTGGGTATTAATAGCTTCCTGATACACACCCGCATTCAATATATGCGTAGGAACCAAAGTCTGTTCCAGTATTTTCGTAACTAAGGCGTTATTTCCATAGTTATCCGCAAAGCTTGCAATATAAGACGCGGAAGCACCCTTATCGATTAAGTTCTGATAACGATCCGGAAAAACTTTACTATAAGCCGTAGAGGACTTATCCCCCATTAACTTCAAAGATACAAACTTAATGGCGTTAATATACGCAGCCAGGGAGTATCTTCCAGTAGAGAGAACGGAAGAATAAGTAAGAGCATTATCCCGGAACATGCGCCGCAACTCTGAATTGGATTCAGAATTAATCATATCAACGATATCGTCAGTTAAGTGCTTACGAAACCGTTTATCCGGCAGAGCACCCGCCAACTGCTCTTTAGTTAAGTGGTCGGTAGTCTCAATAGTACTTTCAAGATCTTGTAAATTAGTTAATTGCATTACAAACCTCATTCCATTTAGTGATTAAGTCAATATGGGACGCCCCATCGCTATAGCAGACATGTGGACAAACCATCCATTTTCTACTATCCAACCGAACTAAGACATCATTTCTCTCCAATTCCCTCCAATATTTGTCCCAAGTGCGGTAGTCTTTGATCCAGGAGACGACTTTAACAAATTCCTTCTTATCTATCTCATTGTTTTTATTAGATAATAAAGTAAGTGGCAATAATAAAGCACACGCCGTACTGGACAAAGTGTTCTTACCTGCCATTTCCAGATTTATTCGTTTACTCACTTCTAAGCCCTCTACTGGTCTGAGTATCCCACATATGCTTAACTATAAAATACTGTCTGTCATTCCCATTAAACATAATATCTGGATTTAGCATATACTCTTTCTTAGTGAACTTCCTAATAAAATCACATTTCTTCAGGGTCCTTAACCCTCGATGAAAATCATGCAAAGTAATCCCGGCAGCCTCGGCTATCTTGGCCGGAGTCCCTACAACCATATTCACCCGATTGATCTGATACATAACCTTCAATAAAACAAGCGCCGCATCAGAAGACAACTTATTACTAGCTAAGAGAGTGGCTGACGGTGTACCTAGCTGAAATTTATTAAACATGTTTGACTAACTCCATATTTGTGCTATCTTTTGATTGACAACATTGGTTTCTTTCATTCCTCCTAGAAGAAGCCTCATGGGGAAACCCGCCTACCTCTCCTCGTCTGGGCGGGTTTTCTTTTCTTCTCTATCCCGCAGGCAAATATTACAATAGGCTTTCTTAGTGGTCTTCTCCCCACATCCTGGACAAGGATGCGCTAGAAACTTCCTGGTCTGTTTTGGATTAGCCTCAAAAACAGGCTGAACAGTTCTTACCAAATTACCTTCTCTATCAAAGATCCTAACTTCATTAGCCATCCTATCTCCTAAAAATAAGTATCGTTAATATTACCTACTATCTATACCTAAAAACTACAAAATGCAATACTTAACTTCTGTTTAATCTCATATGTGAGACTTAACTGGCCTGTTTAATCTCAGATCTGAGAATGAAAAATCTACAACTTACTGTAACTAAAGAAGTAATCCCCTTCTAAGAATAAGAAGCACGAGCCTGTTATTTATATATTATTTATGCGCCAAGCTTCGTCCGTGCCGCAGGCACGTACTCGCTTTGGCGCAATGCTAAACCGAGTGGAAAAACACTTAGATGGTCTCGGCCCAAAGCCCGCGTGAGATTTTTTTAATTTAGGTACGGATGCAATACTAACTAGCTGGCTTGAACCAAGCCAAGCCTACCCCCCGCCCATTGAAATAAAACTATCTTTTTATTACACATTGGCTCCGCCTATTAGAAGCTTCGGGGAGAAACCCCAAAACAATTTATCCTAGGAGGATTGCTATGAAAGTATTAGACGCAGTATCTAGAACCATAGAAGTAGGTTGTAAAGGCACTGAAGTTACCCTTGAGGGTGCTTACCACGGTGCAGCTACTCTTACAGGTCTCATCAAAGAGGAGCGTAAAGTTCAACATCTTCGTTGCAAAATGAAGACCCAACAAACCCTAGACGAGTTTGAAGCTCTCGGGTTTGACCGCAGCATTGCGGAAGCTGAAATAGCTGCTATTGACGCAGAACTCAGCTAACTTAACGTTACTGGAGATCCCAATACCTGACCGTACGGGATCTCCTTGTTAAGTTTTTTTTTCTTAAAACCTTAAAACCTTAAGCATAGAAGAGACACACAAAGCAAACCTTAAGCATTTGAAGAGTTCAAAAGCATTAAATAAGGGCACACAAGTAAGAGAGTGCAAAGAGAGATTTGTTAATCAGCAAGAGAAGGAAAGAGACGCGTTTTCTTTGTTTGGCTCCGCCTAGTAGAAAGCTAAAAGTCTTATAAATACTCTTAGGAGGAGATTAGATATGTTTAAAGAGATCTGTAAAGAAATACGGGAAGATAAAGAAATACAAGAACACGTTAAGAATATTAAAGAAGCTATACAAGAGATTAAATGTATTTGGGCAGTCGAAATGCATAAGTTTAGAGTACATAGAATAGCTAGACAAGCTGAACAAGCTATGGCTAAGCTAAAACGTAATCCTTACATAGGAGATTAATATGCTTAAGCAAATTGGATACTACTTCAGTTTGACCATAGGCATGATCATTGCCCTACCATCAGTTCTTATACTGTTGGTATGGGTACTGATTCAGAAGCCTATACCTGTTGACAAAGACCATCTGCCCTAGCGGGCAGATCAGGTTAGGCTCCGCCTAGTAGGATCTTAACGACAAGATAGCCATCGTTAAGAACTCGAAGAGAGCTCGTTTCTCTAGAGGATTCGGGCTATCACAACGCCTGAGCATGCGTGAAACTGCTCACTTTGGTTCTAATGTACTGCTTCTAAGGCGTTTAGTCCGGGCAGGCATCCTCCTGAACCACTTCATTTTGGGAAGGCATCCCTAGTTAACTGTCACCTTTCATTCTATAGTCTTCAGAATCAATTAAGATTCTAAGACTACCTTCTCACATGCGTAGACCTTTCGGGGTCTGCGCCTTCCTTTAGGAGGATAGCTATGTATCATTTCATTTGGGTTGATAAAGATATGCCGTTCATTCATGAAGATAAAGAAGTACTGCGTGATGCTAGAGATAACAATGTTCCTATTGTACCGTTAGTTGCTAACAAACCTACCGAATTAGCTAACGACATTATGATTCATCAAGTTAAAGATCTTGAAAATATCATTAAACAACACTCTTTATAGGAGAATAGACCATGAATTTAACAGAAGTTATACATCATATAGCAGAAGAGCTAGAAAAAACGGGTTTCAAACCCGCTTGGGTTACTGAAACTCCATCACAAGAGGAGTTGTATCGTTACGTAGAAAGTCATCCTGAAATTGCATCTTATAGCATGAATGCTACAGATGCTGAATACGCATCTATATTGGGTACTGAGGTTAAGAATCCTCATGTAACTATTAATGCGGTAATCAATGATCCACATGGAAATGAGGATACGATACCCTTCTAGGCAAAGGGCATAACGGCTTGTGAGAGCCGTTATGCCTAAAAGCTCTCCGTATTAAATTAAAACCTATTGTTTCTGTTTAGTGCAGTGCGTGTTGTAGTTCAGGCTCCGCCTATTAGGTTGTTGTGAACCCAAAACGGGCACAACATATCCATTAACTCCATTTGGAGGAAGTAACTATGTCTAATGACATTAAGCAAAATACGTATGGCAGTAAAGTAAAAACCGAAGACAAATCTAAAGCACCTAAGCTTAGATTTACTTTGGGAGAGTCCGAGCGATACTTTGAACCCGCTCAGTATCTTAGCTCTAGCAAAGGCTTAAACCCTGCTAAAGTTAAGTCCCTGTTTAGCAATGACAAAATGTCTTTGGAAGAAACAGGCGGTAAATCCCTGAAAGTTATGTTTAAGACTGAAACAGAAGTTAAATTCTGTGGGTTTGTAACTGCAGGTGATGCATCTCTTACGTTGGATGAATCAGACGTAAAAGAAGTACTTGACGCAGCACGTAATGGCGACATTAAGAAAGCCATTAATGGAGATGAGTTAATAGCTCTCTTCTAACCATTTGGAGACTGGGGGTACTACTCCCAGTCTCCTTTTTATTTATAGGAGATATTATGAAAGACTTCATCGGAAGTTTATTGCTATTTGCAATGGCTTACGTAGTTCTTTGGTTAGCAATGGCAATTTACTAACGTAAATTGCTTTTGCTTGTAGGCATAAGATAGTGACTTTTAACTAGGAGGAATAAAATGACTTTTGTAAAGCTAATGTTATTTGTTTTACTTCCAGGCGGAATATTTATTTGTGCCATTATGTTTGCTTGGGATCAGATTAAACGGTTTGATGATCAAGAGGATTACTATGAAGAGGAAATTAGTAAACTTAAAGCTGAAATAGTAGAGCTTGAGAGGATAGAGGCCATTAAAAAGGGCATTCTTTACCATAAAAAGGAGCAAGACAATGAAATATACAGTTTATGAGGTTACAAAAACTGAGCTAATCAAGATAGATAAAGTTAAAGCTACTAATAGCGATATTGCGATTAAGAAAGCGTTAATTGGTACAACGAGAGATCCAAAAAAGAAGTACTTTGCTATTAATTATTGACGGCGGGGGTAGGTATTCATATCCTGGGCCTACCGATGCTGTCTAAGGGTGCCGGAGCAAGTTGGTGCTCCTGGTTGCTCTGGTGCCCGCCAAATTTAAAGGAGGAGTTATGAAATACAGTGATGAATTTGATAGATTACTAGCATTATTAATTAAAGAAAATGATAGGCTTATACATAAAGGAGTAAATTATACAGATACTTATACTAGAAAATATTTACTATCTTTCATAGAAAGACTTACTAGTAGAGTAATGTATAATCATTGTATTGAAGATCGTGTAGCTATGCATGAAATAGCTGATGAATATCACGAATGGTTAGATAAAAATGCAGATAGGCTTGCTAAAGAAGATCAAGATTATAAATTAGAAATGAAAGAAGCAACTTTAAGGAGACAAGGCGATGTGGATACTTCTAATGATCGTGTTTAATCAGCCTTATATGATTGACCATATAAATAATCTTGGTGAATATTCTACTAAAGAGCATTGCACTAAAGATAGAAATAGAGCTGTAAAGTTAATAAATAGAGGATCATATAGCCCAGTAAGTTTTGGTTGTGCCAAAGTAAAATTTACTAAAACCTTTATTAAGGGGAAACAATGAATTGGGTATTAGTTAAAAATATTAAATGCGACCGTGGCTTGGAACGATTGGCTACTGTAGTAGATGAAAACGGAGTAAGACTTGTATTTAGTACTAAAAAAGAGGCTGAGGAGGCAGCCGCTGATATGAATAGAGTTGATGAAGTAACGCTTGAAATGTATGAAGATCTAAAAAAACAAGTAAGAATACGTTCAATGGGGCCAGTGCTAATTATACCTGAAAAAGAAACTATTCATAAGGGTGACTGGCCAACAGACTATTAGGAGGAATATGAAAATACCATCAATACGTACCGTTGAAAGAGTTGTAAATTTAATACCAGTTGTTAAAGAGCTAATGCCGAACTGTTCAGATGAATCTACTGGTTTATTAGCAATTATCAGACAACAAGAAGATGAATTACATAATAAAAAAGCTGAAATATGTGCACTAAGGGAAAAAATTGAACAATTACAAGAGGAAATAAATTATGGAAAAACAACTTGATACAGCAGCATGGGTAGTGCTTTTCTTAGCAGTTGTTTATATGGGTGGTCACTTTATTGTGGCTACTGCTAATGGATGGGATGGTTTAATTGATTATCCATCTATGGGAACTATGACTAACTCTGGAGGTACTGCAGATATTGAAGTAAACACAGGTACAAGAGAAACTGTAGAAAAAAGTGGATTACTCATTCCAGGTGGAGAAATCCAAGTTACAGATTCTGAAGGAGAAGTTCATGATTTAGAAGTAATTGTAAAAAATCCTGATACTGGTGGCCCAGTACAAATAGAAGCTTATGATTCAGAAACTAATGAGTATTATGATTTAGAGATGAGTCTAAGATAGCTATTTTATTGGTTATAAACTTACCTTCCTAGCCAGTCGGCTACGCCGATTAGGTCTCTCAAGCCCTTTGGATCCCATCAGTCCAAGGGGCTTTCTATTTACTATTAACCAGGAGCGCTCAAATGGAAAATGATAAAGAGAAGGAAATCGATCAATACATATTGGAAACATCTTGGTCTACAAGAATAACAGATGAAATTGTCTTAGAAGCAATCCAAGGAAATATTCCATTTTCTATGGAATTAAACATCTTGGGTAACATTGCAGAGCTTAATAGAGGACCTGTCCCTAATAAAGAAATGTTTGTTAAATTCTTCTCTCTACTTCTT